CGAGGACGTGATCGAGGATGTTGCCACGCTGGTTGAACGCATTATTGGCAGCAAGCCATTGCGTGAAAAGCACGGACAGGGGTGCGTGTCTGTCCGATCTTATTCCAAGCACTGGAAGCCGCTTCTTACAGCGATGGGAGCCATTCGTGTTTACGATAATCCACGGTCTGGCTGGACTCGTAATGTCTGCGTGCCGGAAGTTATTTTCAAAAGTCCAGAATCTGTTGTTTCTCGGTTTCTCTCGGCGTTATTTGAGGCAGATGGACATGCCTACCCGTATTGGGCACGCACTTCTCTATCTGCATCGAGCGGGACATTTCTCCGGCATGTTCAATTGCTACTGCTAGGGTTTGGTTTGAACAGCAAAATGAACTCGATCCATGGAAAAGTAAAGGAAAAGGCTTACCAAGCCCACTTACTAGCAATGGGGTCTGCGGCGTCGGATCTATTCCATAACCAAATCGGTTTTATTTCTGAGCGAAAAAGGGGTGCGTGCGTAGGTGTAGCTAGTGGCAGAAAGCCTGATGGCCGTAGGCGCATAAATGAAATGGTGGATACGGTCCTAGATATCGTTCCCTACGGGACGGTTCATGTGTACGATTTAACAGTGCCGGATTCTCATCGTTTTGGCGCTAATGGCTTGCTTGTTCACAATTGCGCTACCCCGGAGGAGTCATTCCAGCATTCTACGCAGTCGGCGCTCCCGATTGAGACGATCGAGTGGATGCGCGCTACGTCCGCCATCAAGGGCATCCCCTACCTCCCTACCGACCTGAGCTTTCGGGCATGAGCAATTTCCCGGCTACTTATACTATCGGCTCCTCTGGCTCTCTCTCTCGCATGGAGACCGCGGAATGGGACGCCGACCCACGCGGCATCTTATGGATGTGGGAGCCCCCCTCTAAGTCCTCCTCCTACTGCATGGGAGTGGACGTAGCGGTGGGGCGGACGGGGTGGAACCGCTACAACCGCATGAGAGAAGACAGAAAAACGGACAATGGCGCCATCGAAATCCTCCGCATAGGCCGCAACGGAGCCCCCGATCACCAAGTAGCCGAATATGCAGCCCCCGTAGATCCGTTCGAGCTAGGTGACGTAGCCAACCTCATGGGCCGCCTCTATGCCGGCGCCGAGGACGACCAATGTAAATGTATTATTGAGGTCCACCCCGGCCCTGGCTTCGGCACCCTACAGCGCATGTTGGAGGCTGGCTACACGAATCATTTCAGGTGGGAGTATTACGCCGACGCCCCCGCCGCCCCCACCCGCACCTTGGCATTCGGGTGGCATGCCAGCCAGCGCACCAACCGCGACCTGTGGGTGAAGGCGAGCCGCCACCTCAACCTCCGCAACGTCCACATCCGATCCCCGTGGCTGGCGGAGGAGTATGCCGACTGCCGCATGGACCAGGATAAGCAATACGCGGACAACCCCGGTGGCCATGATGACCGGGTCCGCGCCATGAACTTGGCGATCTGGCAGGCAAATGGCTGGAGCTTTTCAGTAGAGCGCACCAAGGAACTGATCCACCGCGACGCCCGCTACGTGAATTGGCAGAACAGCGACTTAAGCCCCGACGAGGTCCGCGATGGGTGGGCGGCGGCCTACGATAGACTAGCAGAGTGAGGCGGCTGATTGTGATGGAGCAGTGGACAAAAGACGAGATGGCGATGTTTGACGCCAAGGACCGCTCTACCATCAGCTTCATCGGCATCTTCGACAAGCAGGCATTTGAGCGTGCCAACCCCAATTGCGACTACATCCACTTGGTAGACTGGATAGTGAGGCTAGTCTGATGCTGTCGTTCACGCCAGAGAAGAGTTCGCATATCAAGCTAGTAGAGTATGAGCCCGACCACAAGCTGCTCCACGTCACCTTCTCCACCACGGGTCGCCGCTACACCTACCGCAACGTCCCCCAAGCGGCCTACACCAACTTCAGCCGCTACCGGTCGCCCGGCCAATTCCTGCATCAGGTGATTGTGAAAAACTACCCGCTTCAGGAGGTATAATTTAAACCATGAAACTCGCCTTCCTGTTCCTCGTCCGCCGCCTGATCCTGCGTGTGGGATTGCACAATGCCAAGAAGCGCCTATGGGCCGATAGAGAAGCCTGGTATCGGCTATTCGATGACCGGAGCTTTGTAGGCAGCCTACACCATGGGCCGATTTATCCACCTGCTGACGATGTAGATTTGGAGTTGTTGGCAGCGTGGCATAACTGTGGCTCTCGGTGGGGGGATGTGGAGCAGTTGGTAGACGGCTGGATCATGGATACCCACTACGCCCGCAAGCGCCGTCTGGCCCGCAAGCGACTCACGCAGCATGTGATTGAGGTACGCTAACACCATGTCCGTCATTCAGCCAGCCGCCAAAGTGAAGGATGCCAAGATGCTGTCCGATGCTAAGCCCTATCTGTCGCATAATCCCACCGACCCTGCTGAGGAGCCGTGGGCGATTGTGCTGCTTGCTTCCGACATCGCCGAGATCACCCCCTACTTGGGCCTCAACGTGGCCAACCGGGAGGATCTGATTACCCGCATCAAGATGCTGTCGTCGCTGCGCCTCGACAATACCGACGTGATATTTGAACCGGCGCTGCTGACGCGGCTGAAGTCCCGCTGCCTGGACAAGGCCAATTTCGGCAAGTGGCTGGGGGAGCGGGTGAAGGAGTGGGCGCACAGCTATGTCAATTGGTGATCTGGACGCGGATGAGATTGACCGCTTATACGAGAAGGCACTGGCTACGAGCCCTGAGCCAAATCTTTTAACACCAGAAGGAATCACCCATGCGCTGCGGCTACTGCAAAAAGGAACTGGCAATCGGCGACTACCCCTACTGCCCCCACGACCCGGTAGAGCCCCGCAACGCCTCGGTCCACGCCTCCGAGCGCGTAGTGGTGAACGTGAATCCCCAGACAGGCGAGGTCCGCATCCCCGGTAGAGCAGATCGCCCTATCGACCCTAAGTATGCGGCTGCCGGCTACGAGCGGCAGGAGCTAAACTCGCTGGCCGAAGTACGCAAGCTGGAGAAGCGGCATGGGCTGGTGCATGAAGCAAGCAATTTCGATAACTCAGGCAGGGCCGAGCGTGAAACAGGGTCTAGGTAGTTAGTTCAATTTCAACGGTGCCATACTGCACAATGTGAGCACCCAGTCCTTCTCCCCCATCCCCAACGCCCCCATCCCCGACCTCCCTGGCCCCAACAAGCTGTCCGACCCGGTCATCGGCTGGCTGCGGGAGGCGGTGCAGGAGGGAGAATCATTTCTGTCGGCTCAACCCGGCTTCAGCCAGATATCCAAGACCTTCGACACGATTCTGTCGCTAGACGAGACGGAGATCTTCGACCCGCGTTCTACTATTTCTCAGACGCGGACCAACCGCGTGGCCAAGATCGCTGAGGATATCGCGGCCATGATGACGGACACGAAACCGTTCTGGGAGTATCAGATCAACAACCGCCGCTTCGAGCAGCAAGCCAACGTCTATTCCAAGCTAGCCACCAACTGGTATGCGCGCCGCAACATCGACATGCGTATGGCGGACGTGATTAAGTATTACTGCGTGGCTGGCACCGGGTATGCCCACCTTCATTGGTCCCCTGAAATAGAAGACCAATATGTGTCCGCCGAAGACCCCCGCAACGTGCTCCCCATCCGCCCAGTGGACTATACCTCTCTAGAATCCTGCCTGGGCGTCATCCTCAAGCGCAAAGTCCCGGTGAATTATATCGAGGAGCGCTACGGCGTGAAGGTGAATGCGGACAGCGATGGGTCGGCAGTGACGTGGCTCAACAAGATGCGCGACTCGTTCGCCGACATCACGAGCCCTATCTGGAAATTCACCAAAACCAGCGACTCGCCCGACATCCCGCGCATCCCCACCGTCACCCTCTACACGGCGTGGCTGAAAGACAATCGCCGCTCCAAGTCCACCAACCCCATCCGCATGGGCAACTTCAACGATGACGGCACCCCCGCCGACAACTGGAGCTACATCGTGAATAAGGGGGATCTGCTATATCCGCATCGCCGCATGGTGATGTGGGTCGGCAACACCCTGATCTATGACGGCCCGAGCATCTACTGGCACGGCCAATTCCCCATCATTAAACTCACGCTCAACCCATGGCCTAACACTTGGCTGGGGAAAGCCCCTCTATGGGATCTGCTAAGGCTACAAACGTCTATGAACCGGCTGCTTAGGGTAGTAGACGACCATGCCAGCCAAGTCGCCCAACCCGGTAGCGTCCATGACAAGAACTCAGTCAGCCGCTCCGCCTACGAGTCATTCGACACGCGCCGCGCCGGGTGGAAGATCTACCAGAATCCGCTAGCCGGCAAAGGCATCCAGATCGTCAACCCCCCGACTTTAGACCCTATCATCAAGGAGCATATCAGCTGGATACAGGCTGAGATGTCGGAGCTGAGCGGGCTGACGGATATGCGCCAACTGCTGGACCTGAATCAGATCCCGTCTACGTCTACAGTCGAGTCCATCATCCGCTCGATGTCCCCAGCACTCAGATTCCGCAGCCGCGTGATGGAGGCGTTTGCTAGGGACTTCGCGATGCAGGTGGCCTACAACTTCTCCCAGTTCACCTCGATCACGATGCGGACAGCGGAACTCGGCCCCGGCAGTATCACCCAGGACGACTTCGACTTCGACCCCGGCTCCATGATCCCCCAATACATCCACCCCGACGACCTGAACGCCGAAACCGGAGAGCCGACGGAGGGCGCTATCCTGCGCGGCCCCCGCCCCCGCTACGACCGCGCCCGCGAATTCCTCCGCCGCTTCGTGTTCAAAATAGCTCCCGGCTCGCTACTGAATGCGGCCCAGGTGGAGCAGAAGCTCATCTACCTACAGCTAGCGCGGGCTGGGTGGATGGACATCTTCACGCTATGGGAGATCCTGGGCATACCCAATATAGGGGTGCTGCCGGATAACGTCCGCACTATCCCTGAGCGGCTGATCTACCAGATGAGCCTGGGGCTGACTGGGGACGTGAATCCAGCTGGGAGAAAGGCTACTGGGCAGGATACCCCTAGGTTGGTTACCAAGGAGTCTTAAGATAGCACCTACCTCTAGCTAGACCCTAATACCAGTTTTACAAATAATTTCTTTTCTGCTACTTTCCACACTGAGGTAAGCCCTATCCATGGCGCGTCATCCAGGCGGCAACGGCAGCATGGGAATTCATGGCAGTATGCCGTCTCATCGCGGAGGCCGCAAAGCCATGGGTAAGCAGACAAGGGGCGGCAACCTAGCTAAGGCGAAGGTGAAATCCTCCGCCCGGTTTTCCGCCAAGGGGGCCGCTACGAAGTCCCCCTATTAGCCACGATGCCCGACTCGCTCCCACCTCTCCCTAAAAACGTATCCAAGTCGAGCGCGGCATCCACGCCCCCCGGAGCGCCCCCCATGTCCGGTGCTCCCGGTCCCGCACCCACATCCCCTATGGCCGGCGGCCTGCCCGGCCTGATGCAAGGTATCCAGCAGGTAGAAGCGGGAGCCCAGATGCTGGCGTCACAGCTACCATCGCTCACTCCCATAATCGCGGAATTCGTAGCTAAACTCCGCATGGCAATTCCATCCGCGCTTGGAGCTAACGCAGGCCAGGGACAACCTCCCATGGGCCAGCAACAGCCTATGGGCGGCGGCATGCCCGGTGTACCCGGACCCCCGGCTATTACAGGCGGCCAGTCGCTTCCGTTACCTCCCATGTAAGGACTAGACCATGGCACAGACACCAGAGCAATTCTTCACCGAGTTATGCACCGAAGCCGGGTACTCGCCGGAACAGACTGCCCAGCTGCTGCAACTCGCCAAGCACGAAAAGGTAGCAACCAAACTAGGCGGCGTACTCAAGACCGCGCAAGACGATTATCAATCTCAAGTAGGCCGACAGAAGGCAGCGGAAGATAAGTTGAAGTCCTACGAGCAGCAGGTGACGGACTGGTATGCGAAGTCCAATGCTGCTTACCAACAAGCCCAAGCCGAGCGCGACGCCATGAACCAGCAGCTATCCCAACTCAAGCAGTCGCTAGGCGTGGACCCCGGCAACGGCTACCAGCCGCCTACCAATGGCGACACCTCCAAGTACCTGACCAAGGAGGATCTGCTGGCGGCGATGAACGAACAAAACACCCGATTCGCCGGCGTCATCAAGGACATCACCCGCGTCTCCAGCCGCCACGCCGCCAAGTTCGGCGAGGAGCTGGATACCGAAGCACTCGAAGAAACACTGAAGCAACACCCTGGCCTCTCAGTCGCCCAGGCCTACGAGCAGATGGTGGGGCCGCGGCTGAGGGAGGAGCAGGAGAAGAGGCACCAGAAAGAGAAAGAGGAGTATGCCGCCGAGAAGCTGCGGGATTACAAAAGCCAGCATCACCTGCCGGTTGATCCCGTGCCCACCGAGTCGGCCCCGATGTACCGCACCGTAGATCCCAAGGACATGCCGAAGGATATTGATGCTGATTTGCTGGAGGCATGGCATAGTGTGGGACGGAAGTGACTCTTTATGGCGCTGACTGAAGCGAAGCTGGAGTATCACCGGAGATACCGGGAAGCTCATCGCGATCAGTACAACGCCAGATCCAAACGCTGGCATGAGGTCAACGGCAAATCTCGATACTACGAGAATGTCGAACTGACGAGAGCCATAAAGAGAAAGTGTTACTACAAGCTGGCCGGTAATCTACTGCAAGCCGAGAAAGAACAGGATGTGATCGACGCGCTCCGTGAAAAATTCCCTCGAAAGCCTAGTGGATCGCCAACTAGGTTTTCAAAGGAGGAAATGGTAGTTCGTCGAAAGGCAACCGTTCGTAAGGCTAGGTATAAAGGCATCTCGGGTATTGCAGAGAATTGCTTGAATGAACCCAAGCATTGTGAGTTGTGTGGTGGTGGCAAGAAGATCAGCATGGATCACTGTCATGAGACTCGCAAATTTCGCGGCTGGCTTTGTGACGACTGTAATTTGGCTCTCGGGCGCGTGAAAGAAAACATCGACACTTTAGAAGCGATGATCGCGTACCTCAAAAAACATAAAGAAGGAGGTTAGCTTTTATAAGCTAACTACAACATGCCAGATAACTTGGACCAGATCAATGTTAGTACGCGGCGCTACATCCGTACCAATCCCGCGCTAGTCGACAACATCTACAACCAGGACGCGCTCAACTATTTCCTCCGCAAGAATCTCAGGGAGGACTTCTCCGGCGGCTCGACGATCAACGAGAATTTCATCTACGCCTCGATGATCGGCGGCCCCTATTTGAAGGGGAAGAATTTCAACGTGGCCCAGCGCCAGACCGAGCAGCAGCTGCGGTTTGACGTGAAGTTTAGCCAAGTCTCCGTCCCCCTCTACCAGGAAGACATCCAGGTGCTGAACAAGGGGGATCTGGCGGCGGTGAAGCTGCTGAGGGCGCGTATCGACGAGGGGTATATGTCGTTAGGCGCGTTTGTGTCTATCCTGACGTATCTCAACGGCATCAACGCCAACTACACGGCCAATATCAACGGCCTCGCCGAGGCGCTGAACGACGGTACGACAGCCGGGTGGGATGGCAACACCTACACGACTTACGGCGGCCTGACCCGAGCCACCTATGCTCCGTCTCTTACTTCTACTCCCACCGCGATCGCGGGCGCTATCGAGTACGACACCATCGACCGCCAGTACATGAACGCCTTCTACGGCAGCGGCAACTACGAGCCTAACCTGATGATCACCACCCCTATTGGGTTCAGCTACATCAAGAGCAAATTCCAGACACAGCAGCGGTTCCAGGACACCAAGCTGGATGTGGGCGTGGGATTCCGCGGTATGTCGTTCAACGGAGCTACTCTAGTGGCTTCCCGATACGCCCCTGGCAGCTACATGACAGGCCCCGTTGGCGCTGGCACCGCTGATCCGGTCGCTACCACCGTGCTGAGCGAGATGTCGAATGGAGCAGTAGCGGCCTACCCAGTCGGCTCATTGGGCAATTCGGGTGAATCGCTGTTCATCCTCAACGCGCGCAAGCCCTTCCTGAACTACTATGTGAGCAACGATTCCACGTTCGGCGGCGGATTTCGCGACTTCATCCCGTCGGCCAACAATACGATTCTGGTAGGTCAAGTGTTACTCGCCCACAACATGACACTCCATCCTAGGTATCATCGCTACCTCTACGGGTTCAGTTCATAGAGAAAGGATCTATAGGAGACTACTACTATGCCAAATGTGGTTCGCATCATTTCCCCTTTCATCGTGAACGGCAACCCGGACACCATGAATGTCCAGCTCACCCAGTCGCCCACCGCTCCCGGCAGCTTTACGCCCTATGCGCCCGGCGACTTGGGAGCGAGCTTCGACCTGAACGACAAGACCTATGAGGTGGTGCTGCTGGACTCGGGCGCTACCTCCGCTACCGGAGTTGGAGCCGTCACGGCAGGCCAGGTGGCGTTCTGGAAGTCCAAGACCCTGCGGACGGTAACCAACAACTTCCAGCAATGCCTGACGCCCACCGTCCCCGCCAACTCGGTAGCCGGTATTTTCCGGTCAGCTCTCACGCCGGGCACCTATGGGTCGCTCATCTGCGTGCTGACGCGTGGTGCGGCTATCACCGTAGCTGCTGGCACCACCGCTCTGGGCTCAACGGTTATGGCCAACTCGTCCGCATCCACGGCCAACGTCATTACGGCTACTGGCGTCTTCACCCAGATCGGCATCGCCCGCACAGCCGACTCGGGGGGATTTGCTACCGTGGATGTCGACATCCCGAATCTGCCGTAAAGGAGGAGACCAATGGCAGCCGTCACCCAGTTATCGGCCCGCTTCAACGTGGTGGGCAACCGCCGCTCCCAGCTCTACCGCATATCGGGAGGCACAGGAGATACGCTTACTACGGGGCTAAACTCAATTATTGAAATCAACGTGGAGCCCAATGCCACCAACTCGCCTACCGTGGCTTCGTCGGGGGGCGTCATCACCTTTACCTCGGGCGGTGCATACACCAATGTCGGGGTCGAGGTGATCGGCAACTAGCGGTTACTGTGTGGACACCTTCACCACTCTCTGGAACCGGCTCCAGCTCCGCTCGCCCGCTATCGGCCCGGCGCTCTCCCAGGACTTCATCCGGGACGCGTTCAACCAGTTAGCCGAACGGCGCGAGTGGAGCTGGCTCCAGAGGTCGTCCGCTTTCTTCCCCCCTACCTTCACCATCACCGGCACCGTGAGCGTAACCGGCGATTCCGTCTATGTGACTGGGGTAGCGACTACATTCACGACGCTGGCTATAGGAGCCCAGATACGGATCGGCGGCCTAGGGGGATCGGCTTATCCCACCTATACGATCGCCCAAATCCCCTCCAACACGCTGCTGGTAATGGACAAGCCGTGGGCCGGCCCCTCTCTCTCCACCCAGCAGTATCAGGTATTCCAGTGCTACTATCCGGTGCCAGCGGACTTCAACTACTTCTACTCCATAGTCAACACCACCTCCAACTACCGGCTGTGGCACAACCTCACCCAGGCTGAACTCGACTTGGCCGACCCGCAGCGCATCCAGGTCGGCATCACCTTCGCGGCGGCATTCTATGACTACACCACCAACTACAACGGAAGCATCTCCCCCATCCTCCAAGTTAGCGGCACCGGGCCTGCGCCCGTCTCGACCACGAGTCAGGGGTTTTCTTTCCCGGCAGACTCAGTCTACACTGTCGAAATCACGACGGGCGGCGTCCCCGGCGGCGCTCTCGTCTTTGAGTGGAAGCAAGACTCGAACCCCTATAACACGGGGGTTGCGGTAGCCGACAACAATCCGATAGACCTCTCTAACGGTATCCAGGTCTACTTCCCACAGGACACCTATGTGCTAGGCGACGTATTTATTATCCAAGCCTTTGCTGCTACCACATCCGGCGTGCCCCGCTACGAACTGTGGCCGCGCCCCATCAACACCCCCTACGTCTACCCTTACCTCTACATTGCCAAACTCCCCGATCTCTCCGACTCACGGCCACAGTTGCCGGATCTGATCGCAAGGAGAGGGGACGTGGTGCTGGAGATGGCACTGGCGAATTGCGCCCGCTTCCCCGGTACCGACACCATGGCCAACCCCTACTTCAACCTCAACGTCGCGGTGCAGCACGAGGCACGGGCGGAGCGCATGATATACGAGCTGGAGAAGAAGGATGACGACCTGGCCATCAAGGATCTGCGCTATCAGGCAGCGCCGTTCGCCCCAGCTCCATGGATGGACGGCAGCTGGCTACAGACCCACGCAATCTATAATAGTCCGTAGCCTATGCGTGACCCCTACTTGAAGCTGTCCGACTCCACTCCCTCAGTCGGCACTACCCCCATCGCCCTCCCCCATGCCGCCACCTACTTCGACGGTAGTAGTGAGGCGCGTCTGCGGAATATAGAGCAGCTACTACAGCTACTGACGCCGCGTGTGAGCCAGTTGGAAGCCGTCACCCTCAAGCAATCAGCCGAGCTAGCGTCGGCGCTGAATCAAGTCTCTCTCGCCTACTCCATCGTCAGCGACCTCAGTTCCCGGCTGCTATTGGCGGAGCAGCGGATAGAGAAGTTTACCGAAGACACCCATTCCCAAGTATCCATGCTGCTGCCATTGGTCCATCGCTTGGAGGATGCAATTGCCGCCGACCGCCGCCTCTACACCGCTCAGGCCCTCGACATCGCCTCCCGCGTGGACAAACTAGAACTCACTCTCTGGCAGCGCATCCGTTACTGGCTCTCTAACTTATGGCCCTAGCCGCCACGACAATCTGGGAGGTTCAGACCGGTGGCTCGGACGCCAACAACGGCGGCGCATTTGATCCGGGGCAAACGGCGGGCATGTTTACCGATGGTGCCGCCACCGTGGCTACCTCCGCTGCTCCTGTATTCACCTCGGCGTCCTACAACTTCGTGGCAGGCGACGTGTCGGCGTGGCTGTATATAGCGAGTGGCACCAACTGGATTGCAGGGTGGTATAAGATTGCCTCGGTCGCCGCTAATGCCGCTACTCTGACTGCCACTGCTGGAACCGCCGTCAAATCCACCCGTACTCCTACTACCTTAACCGGGTGTGCAACCGTGGCCTCCCCCACTGGAGCCACATGGTCTATCGACTACTCGCAGCAGGCGGGCGCGGAAAAAACTTACACTGACATCACCTCGACCGGCGTGGGCCTGACCGCCACGAGCGCCGCCAATCCGTTCGGCAAGCAACAGGTGGGGAATTGTCTGGTCTGTACAGGTGGAACGAATTTCCTTACGGGTCGCTACGTGTTAGCTTCGGTATCCGGCGTCACCGGCACCTTCATAGGCCCCACCAACCTCCACAACAACGCCGGTACCAACAACAATGGCACGGGCGGCATGGGGGGAGCCTTATTAACTCTAGGCACCCCCAACGGCATCATGGTGAGCGGCAATTGCTGCTATGTGGCGGCGGGCACCTATGTCATCACCTCCGGCATCACTCTTACCGCCGGGGCCGCCAGCCTGAACAAGCGATGGTATGGCTACACCACTGTGCGCGGCGACAACGGGAAAGCCACTGTCCAGCTTAGCGGCTCCACCCTTACTGCCATCACGATGTCGAATGCGAACACGACATTCCAGAACTTCATTCTGGACGCCAACAGTCAAACTGCCTCGATCTGCCTGAGCATCAGCGCCGCCACCTCCTACGCGAATAACATCAAGTGCATGAACTTCACTGGCGCGCAGGCAGTCGTGGTGACGGGCGGCGCATCGGCGTCGAATATCTGGGCTACAGGCGGTAGCTCGGCGTCGACCCAAGCGTTTATCGTCAATTCAGCCAGCAGCACGCTGTTCTACTGCATTGCTTCCGGCAATGCCTGCCGTGGTTTCACCGCGGGGGCGGCGTGCGCGTTTGTCGGCTGCATCGCGGCCAATAATACCGGGGCTTCTACCGATGGCTTCGTATCCGCCACCTCTAGCAATTTCCGCATGGTGAACTGTATTGCCTATACCAATGCGCGGGACGGCATCCGGGTATCGGTGGGGCTTTTTGATGCCGCTGTACTTGTCAATAACATCGCTTACGGCAACGGTGGTGTGGACATCAATGAAACCGGCACGGCGGTGACGGATGGCCAGCTTTACTTTGATTACAACGCCTACGCGACTAAGACCGGACTTCCGGTGGGTATCCATGATGTGTTGCTGACCGCTATCGACCCATTCATAGCTGGTGCTTCTCTAAACTTCTCCCTTAATACTACTGCTAACGGAGGCGCTATATTACGAGCAGCTGGGTTCCCCGGCGTGTTTGTGGATGGAGGATCTACCGGCTATAGCGACATCGGCCCCATCGAGCACCACGATCCCTTCTTCCACACGGGTATGGCGGGAGGATTTCCGGCATGAAGCTCGATATCCTCCAGGGCAAGACCTCCAAGCGCATCGTGGTATTTATCCAGAGTTCCATCTCGACCAACGGAGCGGGGCTGACGGGGCTGGTGAATAATAGTGGCGGCCTCACCTGGTACTACTGGCGCGAGGATACGGGCAACGCGGCTGGCACCATAGTAAACATTGTCTCCGCCACGCGCGGCACCTTTACCTCCAGCGGCTTCATCGAGATTGACGCCACCAATCTCCCCGGCTTTTATGAGCTAGGCGTTCCCAATGCGGTGCTGGCATCTGGGGCAACGTGGGCGGTGATGATGCTACAGGGGGCGGCGAATATGGTGCCATGTCCGGTCGAAATTCAGCTAACCGCCTACGACCCGTACAACGCTACGACTCTAGGGCTGACCAACTTGGATGCTACGGTCAGTAGCCGTAGCACCTATGCCGGGGGAGCCGTGGCTTCAGTCACCGCCCCGGTAACCATAACGGCTGGCCAGTTGTTCATCAAAAAGAACACGGCGCTCGCCAACTTCGAGTTCCTGATGGTAAGCTCTACCGACCACATCACCCCCAAGACCGGCCTCACCATTACCGCCCAGCGCTCCATCGACGGCGGCGCTTTCGCTGCATGTGCCAATGCCGCTACCGAACTCAGTGCAGGCATCTACGTGATCAACCTCAACGCCTCTGACCTCAACGGCTCCGTAATTACGTTCAAATTCTCGGGTACTGGGGCCGACACCCGCTACCTCACCATGGTGACTCAAACATGATCATCGACTGGAACTCGCAAGATATTGGCAATTACGCGTTAGGATGGTTGCTGGACTGGTCTACTGGTGCTTCTGTCTCCCCTTCTGGAGGAGCTGCCAACGACCAGCGCGTCTCAATCGGCACCATCTTCGGCCTCAAAACTCCCGAGCCACGGATCGGAGGATTCTAGATGCAGCGCCCGCTAGGCACCATCGTGGTACTCACCCCCGGCACTCCAGTGGCTATCTCGCCCACCCAGCTCAACTGCCAGTCGATCCTCATCCAAGCCCTGTTCACCAATACGGGCCGCATCTACATCAACTGCTACGGCCAGCGCGTGGCCACCCTCGCCGTCCCCACTGCCAACTCTATCCCCTCGTTCTCGGTCACGATCCCCGATGCGCCGGGGGGGTTGGACGCGTTGGCCTATACAATCGACGCCCAGGTGGGGGGCGAAGGAGCTGACGTGAGCTATGCAAGACCGTAGGATGCTGGTAGACTAAGCGTGAAGGAGAACACCTAAATCATGGCCAGTTTCGACAGTCCAATGGACAAGGGCACCAAGGTAGACCAGATCCAGACTTCGATGTGCGAAGCCAATGTGGGCAAAAAGAACGGCCCCGGCGTCCACTCATACAGCGGGACGTTCAACTCTGGCGGCTCGGGCGGATCGAACAAGATCGTGGGGCCTGGGGTAGAAGGCCAGTACCCGATCAAATCGCCCAAGGAAACCAAGCTCTAATTCTGCGTGAGTGTCCTATTCCCAGACCACGCTCGCCCAGTTCACGGCTGACATCAGTGCAGCGTTGCTCGATACTGCCAACGTTTACTGGACGGTGGATGAGATCGAGCGGGCGATCCGGGAGTCGCTGCTTGTATGGGGGGCGCTCACCAGCTACTGGAGAGAACGTGGCATCTTCAATACCTCGGCATCGACTGCGATATATGACTTGTCTGTGCTCCTGCCCACTCTGCGTTCCCGAGTCTACAGCTTCGATCAGCTGGCAAGAGAGATTCAATACCACTTTTATGAGCCAAGTACTGGAGTTCTGGGCACGGGGATGTCCACCCAGTTCACCATTGGACAAATCATCTCCGCCCTCGGACGCGCCCGCAACCAGTTCATAATCGACGCCCGGCTACCGATAGCCGACTTAGAGATCTCTGGTATCTTCCCCAGCCCCCCCTCTGGTCGTACCCCGCTCCCCCAGCAGGTAGTTGCGTTGTCTCATCTGTGGTGGCAAGACGCCCCTAGTGGCATCTGGTACCCGTTACGCAAGATCGACGCATGGGCCGAGGATAGCTATATCCCTACATGGCCGACTCAATCCGCCATCCCGTTTGCTTACTCGACCGCCGAGACGCCGCCCCTAGAAGTCGGCTTCTACCCCATCCCCGGCAACTCGGGCGCTATCTCGGCCTTCGCCCTGGAATCGGAAGACTACGTAGCTGCCCCCATCGACGCCTTCACTGGCCTTCTCCTACCCGACGAGTTCTCCGCGGCGGTGAAGTATGGGGCGATGTACTCGGTGCTGAATAGTGACAACGAGGCCTTCGACGAGCTGCGATCCCAGTATGCCAAGCAGCGGTATACGTCGTTAGCCGGGGCCGCCAACGCCCTGATGCGCTCCGTTATCCGCACCCAGATCGGCAGCGTCCCCATCCCGCTAGACACCGTTGCCAACCTAGACTCTGCCCGCCCGCAGTGGCGCAACATTCTGGGCACCCCCAACTTCGCCGCCTGCGCCTATGATCTATTGGTGTTCGCTCCCACGCCCAATGCCCAATACAGTGTGAGCTGCGACGTAGTCCGCTCTGCCCCGGTGCCGCTGACCACCAACACGCTGCTCCAAGTCGGCCCCGAGGAGCTGCCTTATTTGTTCGACTACTGCCGTCACATTCTGAGCTTCAAGCTGGGTGGGGCCGAGTTCACCGCCACCATGCCGCTCTATGACAACTTCCTGTCGGGGGCCAAGCAGCGTAACTCCATCCTCACCGCCAAGTCCGAATACCTCACGCCCTTATTCGGCCAGAGTAGAAAGGAAGCCGACCTTGCTGTCCCTGCGTAATCTAGTACCCATACTTCTACTTCTCCTTCCCGCTCCAGCTCTAGCCGTGAACATGCGCCTGACCGGCTGGTGCCAGCAGGGAGGCCAAGTAGTCACGATCTCCCCCAAGTCCTCTACTACTAAGTTCCAGCGCTCCTACCCCGGCTGCACCGTGACCGTGTACGCGGTGGGCACCCTGACGCTAGCCACCATCTATTCAGATTCGTCGGCCACCCCATTAGCCAACCCGTTCACTGCTAATTCGGTCACCGGCATGTGGTTCTTCTACGCCGCCGATGGCCGCTACGACATCCAGCTGTCAGGTGCCAACATCTCCCCCCCATTCACCATCGGCGACGTTACCTTTCTGACCACGGGTGGCGGCGGCGGTGGAGGCGGCGGTACACCGGGGGGAGCCAACCTTCAGATCCAGTACAATGCGTCGGGCACCTTCGGCGGCTTCACAGTGACGGGCGACGCTACTCTATCCACGGCCACAGGCGTCCTCACTCTCTCCACGGTCAACTCCAACGTCGGCGTCTGCGGCTCAACCACTAGCTTCCCCATCAT